ATAGCTGCACCTGCACTGCCTGATGTCAGAACAGTATTTTGATGAATTGCCAAGGTTACAATGGCACAAATGCGGCACAGGAGGAAACGTGGTGTATTTAAATATGGGGTAACTCTTTGATTTTAATGGTGCGATAATAGGAGTCGAACCTACGACCTTCGCATTACGAATTATAAGAATCCGCTTCTAATTCAAAGCATTACCCCATCAACACTGCGCTCACACGTCCCACCAAATCAAAACATGTAAAGCCTTGCAAGCCATTGCGAGGCCTTATGTGTCTCAGTTTTGTCCCACCTTGTATTACGACTTGCATAGCCAATGAAGATAAACGTGACGACAAACGGCGCAGCGGTCTTCTTTTCCTTTATACTTTCCCCACCCAGCATGCATACCTTCTACCATAACTGTAGTGAATGTCTGTTATGGGCGAAGAGCGGAAAAAGCATACTGAGATCGCCCGGAATATGTCCCATACTTTTGATGAGCTAATTGTGTACCTCAAGGTGGATGTCGAGGCTTAACCTCGTAGTTATCATCTGCGCGTACCTTTTCAAACAGTTTGTTATCGCTAGCAAATAACATCTAAGGCTTCAGGGCCAATAGATAGATATTGACTAAGCTAAATAGTTTGATTACTCTTCGAAAATTGATTAAATAAATTTTAATTGGATGGTAAACATGGAAAACAAAAAAAGTTGCGTTTATTGTAAAAGCACAACAAACTTAACTAAAGAACATATTTTCCCTTCAGCAATAATTAAAAGTTTTAATGTTGAACTTTTATCGATGACTGATAAGAGTGACTACCATTTTAAAGGCGATCCAGTTATTGGGGATGTATGCGCTGAGTGTAATAATGGAATACTGTCGCAACTAGATGCTGATTTCGTAACTTGTTTTAAAAATCAGATGCTAACACCTTTAAAACCCGGAAATGAAATAACATTTGAATATGAATATGATTTATTATTACGTGAACTTCTAAAGATATCATATAATTCAGCGAGGGCATCAAATGGTGGTTATAATGCCAGAGCCATTTTAGAAAAATACATACCATTCATAATCACTGGCAATAAAAACAAAAATGTAGATAGTATAATTCTTTCCCTTCTAATTGTAACTTCTGCAAATATGGTTAATCTGGAAACTGGTAAACATGAAGAGCCTTTAGAACCATATCTATTAAGAAGCGCATCGATTGGTGGTTTAAACCTCAACCCTAACAATTATATTGTTAGGATGGTTGCATTTAATAGCTTTTGGTTTTTTTTGTTAATTCCAAAGAGGCCAGTTACATCCAAAGTGAAAAAAGAATTTTGGGATGAATTTAAAAGAAAAAATCATCTGCATGGAGTTTTGTTAAAAAGAAACAACACGTCAATAAAGATCACAAAAGATAAAACGACATATTTGCATCCTGACTTAATAGAAAAGATGTGGCGAAAAATAAAGTAGAACAAATTTTCCAGTTGACAATACCAAAAATAATTAATGGGGACTAGGTTAAATGACGCAGTGGAACAAACTCACCAGAGAAGAAAATTAATGGTATTAATGTTCAATGTGTTCATTACTGTAACCTAGCCCCTACTAATTTATTCACTATATTGCTGAGTATGTCCGCATCTGGCACATAGCAGTCCTAGAGACAGTGGCGTAAAGTCATGGATGATCGGTGGAAGGAGGCGCTAATCCTTTCATACAAAAAATATGTAAAATCAATAACGGCTGTAAATCATTCAATACTCGCCCTATCGGAAGTTCACCAGCCAACCGCAGCACGTTCTTGCATACGACGTGGCTGCGGTTTCAACTCCCGCCAATCATGATTGAGCGATAGTAGAATAGTAATAACAAAAATTGGTAGTTATCAGGCTCAGCAAAACACCAATCGGGTGGTGAGGATACAAAAAAGGCACCCGCAGGTGCCTTAAATACTAACCCTTAGCAGCGCACTAAAAATGCCCACGCCTCGTACCCGTAATCATGAGCATCAAGGACTTTTTTTGATTTCCCACGCACCTTGCGGTAACGGCAGAAAACCCAACGGAACCCTTTGGGCGCCGCTTTTGAAGCAATTGATTTCAAACCCATTCATAAAACACCTCCTTACCAAGAGAGATTTTTCCCTTGAACATCTTCCCTGAAGGTGTTAATTTCAGGCTGTCTATCGAAGCTGTTCACGGTGGTGATGCCTCTTGGATTCATCACCTAAAGCCCCTTGCACTGGTTGGCGCCAAGCAAGGGGTTTTTACATTTTGTCTAGCTGATAACGCGCTGCCACTAATGAAACTCCGCATGCCTCAGCAACATCCTCAGCCGTCATACCTTTTAAAATACTGGCATGCATAGCTGGCACTAATAACTCACCACTAAAACATTTAGCTTGCCATTCACTACTCTCAAAAGGGCGGATTTTTACCCCTGGGGCAGAACGAGCAAATGCGATGTTCCTGTGCATAAGAAGATGACCCAGTTCATGCGCGGCAGTCATCCTATCTCGCCCTACCCCATTCAAAGCGCCTTCGTAAATGTCTTCGCGCAGAATCAATAAATGTTCCTGTGGGTATGTAAGACCATGCGTCTCTCCCATTTCTTTCATACCACCAATGTGGAACTCAAAATCCGGGATCAACTGAGGCAATGCGAACTCAATTACCTCCATTACAGGGAATTTAAGCCCAGTAATACCAAATGCGCTCCGCAGAGATCTGACGATAGAACGTATTGATTCACGATTCTGCGGAGGTACACGATAATCTTGTCCGCTCAAGCCGCCTCCTACTGCTGTTTTCGATTCAAAATCTGTCGTAAATTACGGAAGTCTTCTTCATTTAACTCATCAAAACTACGAGCGAACGCAATTGCGACTTCACGAGCGTGGCCATTCTTACCTGACAAGCTGATCTCTACTGACTGCTGAGAGTCACGAGCTGCACTGATAAGCTTTTCTTTTTGTTTTTCATCCGCATTAAAATAGCTAATGATGCTATCAAGCACGGGCTTAGTGACCGCCCTTTTACCAGTTTCGATCGCTGAAAGATAAGACGAGGTCATACCCATAGCCTCAGCCATGCTTTTAAGCGTAAGCCCCAAGTCTATGCGCATTTTTCTTACTGTCTTACCAAACGGCGTTAACATAGTTGCTTCTCCAGTGTGTCAAAGACCTTCAGTACTTCAGGTCTCATTTTAAGTTAACACTCCACAGACATGAAATCAACAAAATTCTGTTAATTTTTTTATCTTGCTTAGTTTATGAGTTTACATCTTATGTTGATAGAACTGTTGGTTGGTGAAGAATCATGGGGAAATGAGTCGTAATCTCTTGATATTTTATGGTATGGAGATGAGTGTCAAAGCTACCATAGCGATGATTTTCCTGTTACCTACACCGCAGATAAGGATTCTGCTAATGCTTTTGTTCAGGAGACTCTGAAAGATACCTGGGAGTCTGCTGACGAGTGGTTTGTTCATTAATTAATACGTAAAATCGATAACGGCTGGAAATCATTCAATACTCGCACTATCGGAAGTTCACCAGCCAGTCGTAGCACGTTCTTGCATACGACGTGGCTACGGGTTTCGAGACCGACCCGATCATCAAACGAAACATAAAATTAGCTCACATTATGAGGAAAGGTATCTTTTTGCGCTATGTAAATTCAAAGGGTTAGCCTCATTTTCCCGATGGCTTTCTCAACACTACTAGTTGTGAGCCCTTGCAATGTTCATTAATATACGTCTCACAAATAATTCACAGATATTGCAAAATGGATATTACTGAGTTTCCTTCTGGAGTAATTGAACACCTTGGCTGGTATGTATACCGATTGATTGATCCTAGGGATGGAAGCACCTTCTATGTAGGGAAAGGCAAAGGTAACCGCGTATTTGCCCATATGCGCGGTGAAGTGGCAGCGGCTGATGATGACGAGTTACTGAGCAACAAGCTAAAGCAAATCAGAGAAATAAGATTAGCGGGACTTGAAGTTATCCATGTCATCCATCGACATGGAATGACTGATGAAAAGACGGCGTACGAAGTTGAAGCAGCACTTATTGATGCCTACCCTGGGTTAACGAATATCATGAATGGTGCTGGCAGCAATGAATTCGGCGCCGCGCATGTCAAAGAGTTGATAGCAACATATCAACCCGAAACCATAACATTTCATCATAAAGCATTAATGATTTCCGTTAACAGAAGTGCAAAGGATTCAGAGCTTTATGATGCGGTTCGATTTAGCTGGCGCATTAATGTCTCTCGCGCCAGCCAAGCAGAAGTCATTCTTGCTACTGTAAGGGGGATCGTTCGAGGGGTTTTCATTGCTGATAAATGGCTCAAATCAACACGTGAAAATTTCCCTACGATGAAATACTGGGACGAGGATCCGGACTTTGAGGCAACACAAAGTTCTCGCTATGGTTTTGAAGGTCGAGAAGCCCCACCTGAAATAGCAAATCTTTATCTTGGAAAAAAAATACCAGATGAATTAAGAAAAAAAGGAGCTATGTCCCCGGTCCGTTACTCACCTAATTTTTGAGTCTTTAAGTGATAAGCATAAACCGCAGCACGATCTTCTTGCATACGACGTGCTACGGTTTCATTTATCTCCGACCGGAAACTTCTTATACAGTGTCGATATACCAACATCATAGATGATCGCCACCTTCTGGCGAGGAACGCCTGATGCAATTAATCGTCCGGCCTGCTCCCATTGTTCTGGTGTAAGTTTGGGGCGACGTCCACCAATTCGTCCCTGTGCGCGAGCTGCTTCCAGTCCAGCTTTTGTTCGTTCAACAATCAGTTCACGCTCCATTTCAGCCAGGGCACCCATCACATGAAAGAAAAAGCGCCCCATTGGGGTACTGGTATCAATTGAATCCGTCAGACTACGAAAGTTGATGCCTCGTTCGCGCAACTCCTCCACCAGCACGACAAGATGCCGCATACTGCGCCCCAGTCGGTCCAGTTTCCAGACCACCAGCGTGTCACCTGCCGATAATGTCCTGAGCAGCTTTTTCAGTCCTGGTCTGTCGGACTTTGTACCGCTTATCTTGTCTTCAAAAATCAGCTTACATCCTGCACAGTTCAGCGCATTACGTTGTAGATCGGTATTCTGGTCATTTGTTGATACACGTACATAGCCAATAAGCATGTTAAATCCCCCTGGCAAAAGCAGGAATGATGCCATTTGCTTGTTATTTCTTCATTTTCATAAACATTGGTTTGGGAGAATTATCTCTGGCTGGCACTGCATCGGGTGTCATTGGCCTGAATGGGTATGTAACGATCCCGTTAATTATTTCAGGTTCCCGGAGAACACTGATTATTCAGTGGGGGCAGGCGAGATTTGGTGGGTCTGGTGGTGAAGATGCCGGATATCTTAACGATTTTCCTTTTGCCTTTCCGTCAGCATGTTATGGAATGATAGTTAGTCATGTGGGGCATACACCTTCAGGCGCAGGAATCTTGTCGGCTTCTGCAATTACATCAAATCAGTTCCGCGGTTTTTCAAGCATAGCGACTGCTGCAAACGCTGTATTAGGTCGTTATATCGCTATAGGGGTGTAATATGTTTTATAGTCCATCTTTAAACATTTTTGTGAATCCTGCACTTAAGGATGATTACATTAATGCAAATTCATGGCCAGATGATGCTCTGGCTGTCAGTGATGATGTTTATAATGAATTTGCAATCAATACGCCTCCAGATGACAAAATTCGTGTTGCAGGAAAAAATGGATTACCCACATGGCACTAATACCTCCACCATCACATGAAGAACTTATTCAACAGGCAGAATCAGAAAGGCAATTATTGCTTAATCAGGCCAACGAATACATGAACAGTAAGCAATGGCCCGGTAAAGCCGCTATTGGTCGTCTGAAAGGTGATGAACTGGCGCAATATAATTTGTGGCTGGATTATCTGGACGCACTGGAGCTGATCGATACTTCCGGTGCGCCAGATATTGAATGGCCTACGCCTCCGGCAGTTCAGGCCAGATGACATCCGGCGCTGTGCTGGTATCTGTTGCCGTCACCGCGTCAATGTAATCCAGCACAGCGTTAAGGCGGGTTGTTTCTGCCTGCGTCAGTTTACGTCCGGCCTGCAATTTCAGTTGAATCAGACTGATGGAAGCCATTGCTGCATCAATCAGTGACTGGCGCTGTGCTTCTGCCGCTTCTACTGCGGCACAGTGTTGTGCCTCAGTGTCGGTCACCCATTTCTCACCATCCCATTTATCATATGGCGTTAACGGGGCGATAGTGGTTGTATTTTCTGGATAGTCGCCTGGTGCTGTGATTTCTTTGGCATCTCCCGTTTCGGTGTTATAGACGATTTCACCGCGATGGTCTGGCACATATTCCCATGAGTTAAAATCTGCAGAACGGCAGATTGCATAACCAGCTTTGTATGCGCCTGGAGCATCTAAACAGGAACATGCCGGAATACCGACACCCACAGCAAGATATTCAGTTGATGTGAAAATATATTCCCGTGTTTCACCATCATAGTTATAAACAGTAATATTTCCTGCCTGAGTGGCGATAAATTCGTTATTTAATACGGCGTAATCCATTATGCAGCCCTCACGATATATGCAAATGCCAAGTTCCGTGGTCTGGTTTCTTTAATTAAAGAGGAGGCATCAGGTGAACTCACTGATTCAGCACCATTTCTTCCACCAGTGGTATAAGTAAAAACTCTTTCACTGTTAGACCAGTAATCCACACCAACTGTTTTTGCTGATGAAAAAATGGTTTCATCAGATATAACCTGTTCTATTCCATACGGGATATTAGTAACTGACCCCACTTTTGTAGGTATTCCATGATTATGAGAAATTACTGCATGCTCTTGATTCGTTAATAAAGTACGACCGCTATCCACTCCACGCCCGTCATCCCAGCCACGAATAAACTCACCACGTAAATCAGGCAATTTATTTGTCGGATAAGCCTTTGCCAGTTCCGGGTATTCTTCAGCAGAAAAAGCGGCACCGTTGCATTTCAGCCAGCCTGTTGGCGGAGTGGCGGAAGGCCACGGAACAGGCACGCCAACGGGTAATGCTGAACCTTCTCCCAAACCAAGGTTTTCGAGAGCCGTTTTCACCGTGCCATCCGATTTGATATCGCCAAACGGATTCTTGCGGCTTAACAGCAGCGCACGAAGCGCTGTAAGCAGCTGGTCATGCCGCCCCTTCTCCAGGCTGGCACCGGATGCCTCCACAACACTGCAAAGTTCCTCCTGCAACATGTCAAAGTAGTCATCATCCAGATCGGTGGCAGGTGTGCCGGTCTGGGGGTTACCACGGGTAAAACCGTTCTTACCCGCGCCGAACTTATCCTTCTGCGCGGTTTTCGTATCTATACGATGCATGGATTACTCCGGATATTTAAAAATTACGTAGGTATGCGACGGGCAGAGTTTGTTAAGCACACACTCGATAACGGTGTCGCCCCATATACGCAGCGCGGAATCACAGGGATCGCCACATGTCATCCAGGTGGTGTTGGTGGCGGCTGGCATGTTGACCTGCCAGTAATACCGCCATTCCGGCGCATTCACCGCGTCAGTACAGGCCGATGAGCAGGTGAACGTGCTTTTGTCGTATCGCGTGATGGTAGCGTCTGGTCTGCCCAGGGCAGCAAGCTGTGCAAGATAAAAATCCTCGTTGATGCCGCCCGCCAGGTTAACCTTCGCATCCAGCCGTTGCTGACGCTGGCGAAGGGTCTGTGTCCCTGCGGGAATACATTCATCCGGCAGACCGCACAGACGCTCCCAGCGGTTTATCAGTTCAGTGGTGGTGCGCGGATCCAGCTCCCGCATCAGGGCATCCGCACGCTGATGAACGCGGGTTAATGACGGTGCCGCACCGGCAATCGCCGGATCGCTGGCTGACCACGCCGGACCGGGGGGCAACAGTGCTGACAACAGACGGATGTAATCATCGTTTGTCACGTCCATGAAATCGTCCCCAGTACCGCCAGTTCATTTTTTGCAATGGAGATATTGTCTGCCGGTGCAAGCAACTGATGGCTGTATTCCCCGTTCGCACCGGAAATCGCCTCACTGATACGCGATACCTTCAGTTCTCCCTGCGGATAACCATCACGCAGCAGGAACGAACGCAACTCCGCGGTGATGGCAGCCCGTATTTCCGGTGTGTCCGGCGTCACACGGATATGAAAATCCACCGTATGTGCCACCGGCCTGAACACATACAAATCAGAGCCTGCCACCGGGGCCAGTGGCTCGATATGTTGTCTTGCCGCCGTTTCCGTTGATTCTTCCGGAATGGGATTAATCAGGTCACTGCTGGCAATCATCACACCGACAGTTCCCGTTCCCATCCAGTGACGGTATGTCCATGCGCGGGTAATGCCGGGCACTTCTTTAGCCCAGACAACATAGTCCCCGTCAGCCCCGCCCTGCGGCGTCCAGTAATACCGCTCAATGACGCGGGCGCGCCACGTTTCCAGCTCTTCAGTATCAAATCCGCCTGTCAGGGTGTCAGCCACACCGGAAGACGGCAGACCATTCACCGGCGTGACCAGGATTAATGCCGTACCGTCGTCAGCATTACCGACCGCACCTGCACTTGAGCAGGCGATCGGCACGCGCAGGACACCACCGGAGCTGGTTGCATCGTCAGTTGTCGTGTACTGCACCAGGTCATCGCGCTGAATAACACTCCCGGCGGTCACCTTCAGGCCATCGCTGACACCTTCCCAGCGCATATACCCACTGGCAACCGTGGCTCCCTTGCGCGGACACCGTTTCATCGCAGCATGTCGCGCCAGCCAGGACTCATCGCACAGGTCAGGCAGCATGTTCATTGCCAGATAATCGATGTAACCGTAAACCGTATGCAGCGCCGCCGCATACACCTTTGCCCGCACGTCTTCATCCATGCGCCGGAGCGTGTCGCTGACGTCCAGCCTGGCGAATAAATCGTTACGGAGCATACTAATATTTTCTGCCAGCGTCGGGCGCTGAAATTCACTGTCCGCCATGCGTTATCGCACTCCACAGATCATCAAAAGAAATCATTACCGGTCCGTCACGACGCCAGAGGGTGATACTGTTACCCAGTTCATTAATCCCGGTGCGGCGGATATCCAGATCAATACGGGACACCACGCCGTCATCAATCATCCATTGCAGGCATTCGCGGATATACCCCCTTACCGTCTGCACCAGCTGATTGGTCAGTTTGCTGCGCTGAAGCAGCCACAGTCGGGAGCCGTAACGGTCATTCTGTACCGCAGGCCAGGTATCCCCCCACCATCCCATCGGGACGTCGGCGTTGTCATCAGGCTCCGCCCGCCGCCAGGTAAACAGGGAAATCACCACGGCGCGGGTCAGCGGATCCAGCGGTGCGCTGGCGCAGGTGCGTTTACCGTTCACCGTCAGCCACAGTTCCATCATGCCTCCATCGCTTTATCAGGTTTGTCGGTGTTACTGCCCTGACCGTTCTCTCTGTGACGATGCCCGTTATAGGCAAGCCGCATCGCTGACATGGTGGTGCCGCCGGAGTCGCACAGGTCTTTCACCTGTCCTGTCACTTCCAGGTCCATTTCAAAACGTGCTTCAGGTGCATTGCGAAACGTGATCGTTTTACCTGCACCGTCCACCACGATCCCCTCCCGGGTCAGCATCACGGACTGCCCCTGATCGTCATAGACAGCCACCTCACCCGTCTGCAGCCCTTTCAGGCGGTAGCGCCGGTCCGACACCGTAACAACCACCGCATGAGAACGGTCGCCATCCGGAAACAACACCACCGCTTCCGCACCGCTGTTTGCCCTTGCGGTAAAACCGTAGGGTTCAAGATGCTCAACCCCGGCTTTGGGTTCACCGGCAATCAGGGACACATCCACGGTCTGACATTTCGTGGCGGCACTGATGCTTTTCACCACGGCCCGCCCAATCAGGCCGAGGAGTTGTCGCTGCATGGCTTCAATCGTCCTCATCAGAACGGATCCTCCTGTACTCTGGCTTTTTTCTTTTTCCGCGCGCCGGGGGCTTCGGGTTCAGGCAGATAAGCATCAGGTGGGCCGACACGGATTTCCGTCAGGGTGCCGTTCTGGTCCTGAGTAAACGTGACTTCCGAGACAAGCAGTTCGGTATTGTCGAAACCACAGACCGGATCGAAGACAATCACCCGCTGGTTGGGCTGCCACAGCGTACCGTTACCCTGTCGCCAGCCCTGCACCACATAGGTGGTTTCATCCGTCCGCGCCGCCCGTTGTCGGGCTTCAAAGTCAGCACGCGCAATACAGCCTGCCCCCGTGGCCTGCCCTGTCTGCCTGATATACATCGGACGGTAACGGGCAATAAATGCGTCCTCTGTGCGGGCCCGCAGCGCGGTGGTGGTGGCCTCACCGAAATCATCGTCGTTTCCGGCACGCTGCCCCGCCACCTGGTAAACTGAAAACCGCTCCCGGATACTCTTCTCCGTATCGCAGGAAAGGATGTTTTCCCCAAGTACCAGCGCGGTATGTGCCCGCGTTGAGCCAATACCGCCAATCACCAGCCTGCCGTGCGGGTCGTCGTAAGCCAGTACCTGCTGCTGACCGAGTATTTTGTTGATCACCTCAATCACCGTTTCGCCGTGATCAGGCTGGACGTCAGGAATAACACCCGACGGCGCACCGTTGTTCACCACCTCAATGCCGAAAGGCGCAGCAAGCGCCTGCGCAATCTGTACCAGCGATCGTCCGTTAAACTGTGTCGGTTCGGCTGCACAGTCAATCAGGTCAGCGGTCAGACTGCGTCCGGCAATACCGGTGCTGACCGAACGGGCATCGTAATGAACGGGCGTCGCCTCCACCCAGCCGGTGATCACCAGCTCATCACCAATCAGCACTTCCACTTTTGAACCGTTTTTAATGCGCGGCTGAAGCGTGGTGATACCCTCATCTCCCGGCCACTGGCGAGTGATCTCCACACTGAAATCCCGCGCCAGCCGTTCAATACCGGCACCGATGCGCACCGATGTCCAGCCATTCCACTCCCGGCCATTTACCCGTAGCGTGACATTGTCGTTCATTGCACTGGCACCTTCAGAGGGATCACCGGCACAAAGCCGGGATGCGTAATGGCATTACGCCGGATAATGTCCGCGTCACGCGCCGCGTTATCAAACCAGGTCGCCGCCAGCACCAGCGCGGGTAAAACCTCATCCGGTGTGCGCTGAATGATCCGTGCAGACTGTTCAAGGCGCGTGTTGATATCCGCATTCAGATCTGCTTTCACCCGGCGCAGCGCCAGAAACAGCGCATCACTGGTTGTACGGGACAACTCCTTATCAATTGCCGTATTCAGTGTGTCGCGAATGTCAGTCAGTTCTTCCCACGTCGGCAGGTCAACCGTGTTTTTCACCGCCGGTGCATTGTTCAGTGCCGGATGCGTGACGGAAGGCCAGCCAGTGCTCTGCGCGGGTGTTGTTGCCTGCCCCACTGCGGAATTCTGCATCACCGCGGAAGTTATTGGCGCAGGCAATCGGGTGACGGCATACGCCGCTTCGCTGATTGCGGTCGTACGAAGGGTGCTGGCAACCACGTTACGCTGCTGCGTCGCCGTGGCGGTGGTTTTACTGTCCGTTTTCCAGACGCCGCGCGGTTGCAGATCGCTGCCGAGGCTGACACCGGAAAGCGTTTTGATCATGGTGACCAGGTCGCTGGCGTTACCATAAAGGCGTTTCCCGGTACGCCACATTTTCTGCACCTGCTCAACGAAATTTTTGCCTGACGATGGCGGCGGCAGAAGTACCGAGATATCCCCCTGCAACAGCCTGGCGGCATCCGATACGGCAGAATCCACCACTTTCATCGCATCAGAAACATACCCCAGCATTATGCTGGCATTACCGATAACGTCGTTCTGCACGAAATCCGCCACACCATCGATACTGAAACCGCTGAAGCTGTCACTGATGCAGTCATCCAGTGCAGAACAGGATGACATCAGCGTCTGCGCCGTCGCCGCACCTGATGTGGGGTAAGAGAGTTCTCCTGCTTCGACAAACTTCAGGTCAAAGCGGACAATACGTCCTTCACTTTTCGATGTGCTGACCCGAACTTCCCCGTCAACACAGACTTTCAGCTCACCATATGTCGGGTGGACAAGCGTGCCGGGACCGGGTTTATTCAGCGCTTCAATCAGGCGATCGCGCTGGTCAAAGCAGTCATCTCCCACCACATAAGCTGTGATGGACGGGCGGAAAGTGACTTTTCCCAGATCTTCGGTATAGGGCTTGTCGCGGTTCGGGTATTCATGTGTTTCCACACGGCGACCGGTTCCCGCACTTTCTTCTTCAACCTTAAACGGCACGCTGCGAAATGACGCATCCTGAAGCCTGTCTTTCCACGTCATATAAGTCCCATATTTATTATCAGTAGTAATATTTACTGGTAATGCCATAATTTGTAGTGGTAGCCATTACCATTTGTAACTATATAAATTATTAGCATTAAGGTGATAACATGAAGAAATTATTAAAATGGATTTTATATATTTTCATCGGGTTGGTGATTATTGGATATTTTGCAGGCAATAACGATAAAGGCTCTAATTCTTCATACTCATCCGATACGGAAGCTGCGGCACCGCAAAAAGAAATCTACAACACTACTGCTCGACAGCTGTTTAAAGAGTATGAAGAAAATGAAGTCGCTACCGATGAACAGTTAAAAGGTAAATTAATCGCCGTTAGAGGTATCGTACAATCCATTGATAAGGACTTTACTGACTCTATAATTATTAAATTCAGAACTGAAAATGAATTCATGCCAGCAAGAATGGAGATGCAAGACTCTGAAAAATCAACAGCTGCTGCTCTTAAAAAAGGAGAACAAGTAACTGTTATTTGCGAAAAAATGTCCAGAATTGTCGGCTCCCCATCAGGCCGAAATTGCGTGTTCGCACAGTAAGTTCAGGGGGGGGCGACCCTCCCTGTTCGTCTTTACCTAAATCTGGTGTACCCAACATCGTGATTAATATCAATGCCACTGGAACGTGTTTCCGTAACCCGCATACCTGGTGGCATATTCATAAATGAAACCTTGATCTCGCCATCAACTTTTGGCGCGATAGCTTTGTTAATCATGAAGGGATTCGGGCCTGTGGCATCGGAGGCGTTGTTTGACTGAGCCGGATCTACCGCCGGATAAGGTGTGTATCCCCGCGTCGGTATTCCCGTCCCATAAGCATCATAAGCACCCGCGCCCCACTGCGCAGAGTTAATGGCATCGACCGTGTCACCGGAACTGTCGGTAAACCACTCAATAATTGGCTTCAGCTTGTCCCACATATCCTGAAACCACTTAACAACCGGCCCCCAGTTATTGATCACCATCCCCAGCGGCGACCAGGCAAAAACTTTCTTAAGGAGTTCCCAGCCAGCCTCAAAATAAGGACCAATGGTTTCCCAGAGTTTCTTAAAATAAGGTCCGACAACATCCCAGTTAGTGATAATTAATCCCGCAGCCAGGGCTATCGCCGTCGCAATCATGCCAATCGGCGTCATCGACATGATCCTGCTGACAATACTGATGGCACCGCCAACGCCCATCAATCCCAGTTTCAGAATCGCAAGACCGGCAGCAAGCCCGACGACGCCGCGAATAACCCGGGGATTTTCATCCGCAAACTTCGTGAATTTTTCCCCCAACTCCCCCAGCCATTGCGTGATATTTTTAGCGTCACCAGAAAATGCGCCGCCAATAGCTGCAAGACCGTTAGTTGCGGTCCCCGTCATTGCCTCCCACAGGTTGGACAGCGTACCAAGCTGAGCCTGAACACGTTTATTCAGGCTGGCCTGTTTATTCATCTTCTGCTGGATCTGATCGTAGCCATCCTTTCCTTTATCGATCAGGGCATTGACCACCTGAAGGGTTTCGGCATCATCACCAAATATTGCCTTAAGTACGCCTGTTCGCTTAACGTCGGTCAGTTTTCGCAACTTTGCCAGTTGCCTGAACATGTTATCAAGACCGCCAAAACTTCCTTTGCCGTCAGTAAAATCGAGCTGTACCCCGAGTTTCTGGCGGGCCATGACTTTATTGACGTCCCTGATTTTCTTAACACTTAATCCGGACTGGATAACTTTTCGCAGGGCATTACCTGCCGACTCCCCGTTCATCCCCATCTGATCCATCATGACGCTGATGGGGGCAAGGCTCTGTGCAGCCTGAAGACCGTCCTTGTTCACCATCTTCAGAACAGAACTGGTTTTAGTGAAGAAGGACAACATGTTGGTATCGTCAACGCCCAGATAAAACGCCTTCTGGATAGTGTCGAACAGCCCCATCATGTCTTCTGACGCCGTTCCGGTAGCATCCTGCATCTTTGCAGCAAACTCAGCAGCCGCTTCCGGTGTTTTTTTCAGTTGTACCGCAAGATAAGCTGTCGCTTTACCCACACCACCCAGAATGTTTTCTGCCGGGATCCCCTGACGCACCAGCATCTGCATCATGTTCTGGAAATCAGCCGTTGTACCGGGTAGCTGGTTACCCAGGCCAATAGCCAGTTTATTGATGTCCTGAAAGCTCTTTCCAACCTCGCCGTTCGCATCCATCATGGCGACTTTCAGCCCGGTAGCGGCGTTTTCCTGATCGGCATAAGATTTCAGGGAAAGCGTCAGCCCCGCTGCCAGTCCTCCACCAAGCGCCAGCCCACCCTGTGACGCTTCTTCCGCCTGGCGTTTAAATCCCCGGATTTTCTTTTGCATTTTCGACAGCGCGGGAGAAAGCCTGTCGACACCGGTGATCAACGCCTTAAGCTCAAATTCAGCCATGTGTGCGTTTCTCCTGCTCTATCCTGTTTGCCTGACTGACCAGCAAGGGAATTTCACTGATCGGCATATTCAGCAATTCGAAGGGATTAATGCGCCAGTAGCTGGCGCAGTCAAAGAAGCGATCAGTGAGGTATTCAGCCGTCAGGCCTGGAGGAAAAAACCAGCCACAAGCCACGCCGCTGCATTCAGGTCTGCCGGAGACATCTGGTCGACAGAGCTTTGCGGCACTTTCGCCAGCCGCACAATGTATTTCGACACCACATGCGCCAGAAGTCTGACGGACTCATCCTGATTCATCTGGTAGGGATACCCCAGCTCGCGGACATCTTTCCCGGTGGGCTCATCAAACTCCAGTACGGAGAGTGTCTCGCCATGAGCGGTAATCGGTTTCTTTAACTCAAGCTCTTTCATTACTGGTAATCCCCTTCTTCACCGTGGAACTCAAGATCGACCGTGCCTTCTTCGGCATTATGGTTCGCTTCGCCGTGCAGCCAGGCAGACGACAGTACATAGACCTGACCGTTCGCCAGCTCGGCAGTGATGGTCATCTCATCAGACGAGGTGATTTTGCTCACCGGAAAATTCTTCGGCACCTTGAAGGTCCCTTTGACATAAGGCGCACGGTGAGTTTCCTTGCGGTCCACTGAACCGTCCAGGCCGATGATGTCATCATTGACCGTCCTGTTCATGGGCACCTCAATGCCGCCGGTCAGCGATAGCTGCTGACCGTCAATTTTGAAATAACAGGTTCCCCCGATACGGGCCATTATGCGGACTCCTCTGAATACTGAAGACGGAACTGGTTAACCACGGCAAAGACACGCAACTGGTTAACATAGTCAGGCGGGAACAGCGTGTTCAGGCGGTTCGGATCGCTGGCATCACGCTCCACAACCAGGTACTGCTTAAACAGTTCGTAGTTTTCCACGATCCCCGCACGCTCAAGCTGACGGTAGGTTGCCAGCAGTTCCCCTTTGATCACCGCCGGGGTGACAATCGCCTGACCGGGACCAAAGCGGGTACCGTCACTGGCAAGCTTGTGACGCCCGTACTTACTGGTAATGACAGATTTCAGTTTGCGCAGTACATACGCGCTGGTATGCAGAGTCTCACTGTCTAGGTAGCTGTTATCCGCAACCCCGTAAGCGTTTTTCCTGTACGTGGTGACATCACGCTGAATGCGCAGTACCCCGCTTTCGACATACGCCGTTGCCACGCCATGAGACAGCAGGGTCTGTTGTTCGGTCATCGTGAACCGTTTCCCCTTCGGCGCAGGCAGCATACCCACCAGCTCACCGGTCTGCGTGGGACGTGCCGGATCGTTGCGAATAAACACCGCTGCGCGGGCGGTACGGCTTGCCGCCAGTTCGTCGGCAGGCGTCTGGGTCTCTTTTTCGTACCCCGCCAGGGTAATGTGCTGCTGATTAAACTGGTCACCTGCGGTCACCAGTTCTGACAGCGTGCCGATCTTTGCCGTATACACATGACCATACAGCTGACGCGCATAGCTCCAGCGACCGCTGGTATCGTTCATCTCGGTCACCAGCGTGTTAACGGAGGCCGTGTCGTTGAACGGCAGGCCGATATAATCAAACGGCTCATCCGCCATTGCAGCCACCGCGCCGGTGAGAACCGGAGCACCCGTACCGGCGGTACCCGTCGCCACGGCAATCTGTACGCCCGCTGGCAGCACTTCGCCCCCACCAAAGCCGTAGTAATTGAGGCTGACAGGAATTTCATTCCCGCAAAGCCCCTTATGACGCGCGGTCAGTGTGACCACGCCTGCCGAAGATGAAGCCGTAAACGGCAGGGCCGGAACGGCATTGATGGCATCTTTGATACTGCTGGCAATCGTCGTGACGTTATCGCCGTTGGTCACCGGTGCCTGCACGCGGGTACGTCCCACATAAACATTCACCGTGCCGGTTTCGGTTGCCGCCCCGGTCACCGTCAGCGTAACCGTTGCCGCCGCGCCTGTGGCTTCCGGAACGGCAATCACATACAGCTCACCAAACGGGTCGGTCTGGCGATAAGCCTCGACCATACGCGCCAGCTGACTTCCCGCACCACAAATCTGGCGGGCATAGTCTGCCGACGGCATCAGCACCAGACTGTTGGCAACAATCTCTGCACCGTTATTGGCATGACCAATCAGCAGCGATGCTCCGCTGTCCTGTGCAGTATTCGCCGCCTGGTTATCCATTTCCGCATAAAACAGCGGAACCAGCGTATTCGACGGAATGGTGTTAAAGCTTATCGTCATCGGTGTTCACCTTTTTATTCACGCGCCGGATATCACCCGCTGCTTCACGGCGCAGCCAGTAGTTGTTCTCGTCAACATTTCGCCCTTCGGCGGGCAAAAGGTCGCCGCGGGCAGGGTCAGGAACTGACCGCCCTTTAACAGGTTTGACAAACATGAGGATCCTCAGGAAGGAAGGGTTATTTCGGTGTGATGTTCGATATCGCCGTCAGGCCCGTTACCGGGCTCGAGATAATCAACATCAATCGCCAGCGTTTGCAGTTCATCCAGACTGTTCAGATCATCCTGCTGGCGGGTATCGTCTTCAGTCAGCTCGCTGATGACCGAAAAATCGAACTGATAAATCAGTTCATGACGATTCAGATCCAGCAGCGTGCCGCCGTCATAGGTAATCGGGTTACCGCACGCTTCCGGGTTCCAGCCCAGCAGGGCCTTAAAGAGCATCTGCCGGACATCGTCCACCACATCATACGAGGCAAACTGACCGCGCTCATCACGCCCGTTACTCAGTATGACAACCACGGAGAAGCCCTCTTTCAGCTCCTGCCAGTAGTCGGTCTGGCTTTTGTTTTCTCCCGGAGAGTCATCACCCGGTACCACATACGCCGCCGGGAGTCTCAGCTTTCCGACCTCCGGCAGATTTTTGAACTGTGCCGCGCCTGCCACCCGGTTTTCAAAATACGGGCAGCGGGCACGCAGCGCAGCAATAACAGGCGTCAGTTTCATCTGTGTCGTCGCTCCGGCTTCAGTGATTTACGCAATTCCCGCGCCAGAAAATAGCGTGTCCAGCTGCGGTTCTTTTCAAGAGTTTCCACCATGAAGTTATTACGTGGAGCCAGTCGCCAGCCGCTGCCACCGGATGCACCACGATGATGACTACGACGACGTTTTGCTCCTCCCCGGACACCAAAAAACAGAAACGCCGGATAGAAGTCACCAGAGATCATCCGGTTCCCCTTCCCGTTGCGCTGGTTAGGGGCAATGCGTGTCATAAAACCGGCTCGCTTTTTACTGGCTCTCGGCACCATATAACCAATCGAACGAGCCAGGCGTCCGGTCTGATAACCGGGGTTTTCACCCGGTGCCGACCGCGCACGGCGCATCACCAGCCGACGGGCATCACGCATATGACGCTGCCCAATCGTGACAAACGCCCGCCGGACACGGGCGCGGTTAAAGCGCATCTCGGCGGGCTGCTGAACATCAACGTGAAAAAAGGGAGTCGCCATTGCTGCCTCCGTGACTCTGCCTACATTCGCCCAGCTCCGTACACTCCAGCAGCAGAAAGCGCCGCGCCCCGTTCAGATCACGCTGACGTTTCACCCGGTACACACTGTCATCACAGACCACCTCATAATCAGCAGTGATCCCCCGGCGGTAACGAATGGTGATGTAATGGGTGATGGCGTCCCCGGTCTGCGCGGTTTCCTGCCAGGTGGTGGCACTGGTCTGGATAACCTTCGCCCATGTCCGGAACGTAACCGGGTATTGAGGCTCCACGCCAAAGTTATCCGCGGGCATATCCACCCGCTGGCGGATCAGGACGCGTTTATTCAGTTCACCGGGGTCCGGCAGAATGTAGGTTGCGCTGGTCTGCGCCTGACGAATTTTCATTGCGGAAAGTACCTGTACGGGCCGACAAGCCAGCCAAAACTCTGCGGCATGTCGAGTTTCTCCACTTCCGTAACCGACGAGCGGTTTTCGTAAAAATGGCTGATAAGCATCAGCATCCCCAGACGAATATCATCCGGCAGGTGCAGCCCGTCCGGATCGCTGTCCGGAATGGTTTCATCCGGTGCATAGAGCTTCCGGTTCAGATACGTTTCCGTCCGCTTTTGTGCCGCACAGGCCAGCAGTTGCAGATGGCGGTCATCAGCATCGAAATCCTCATCCAGCCGGAGTTGGGCTTTAATCTCTTCCATTGTCAGAAGCATACTCAGCCCTCTTTACTGGTCGTGGCTTTTTTCTCTTTTGTCGCTTTACTGCTTTTTGCACTGGTTCCGCGCTCTGCTAACCCGGCCTGAAGTGCAATCTCCTGCACCCGGGCAGGAAGCGCCCCGTCGTCATACTCACCGGCCCGAATGACCTCAACACGCATACCGTCCGGTGACCATTTCAGATCTTGTTTCAGGATCATGATTCTTCACCCGTCAGAACAGGGGGCGCGGTTCCGCGCCCCTGAGTGATTACGCCGCTGCAATCTTCAGCAGTTTGATGGCCTGCGAATCGACCAGCATCCCGCCGGTGCGCTTGGTGGTATAAAAACCGACAAACGGTTTATTGGTGTACGGGTCACGCAGAATGCGGGTGCCGATACGGTCAACGATGGTGTAACCCCGTTTGAAGTTACCAAATGCAATGGCTTTCGCATCAGCGGCGATATCCGGCATCTGTTCGTTTTCAGCGATACCGTAACCCGCCAGAGAGGACGGCTGCCCCAGCTCCAGCCCCGGACGCCACAGATAGTTACCCTCGCTGTCTTTCAGCAGACGGATGGCAAACAGGCTGTTGTTGTTCATCATGAACTTCGCGCCAGTGCGGTGTGCCTTACGCAACGTGTAAATCAGTTTGATAATGGCGTCTGCGGTCACCGCCGTCGCTTCGCCGGATACAATATGCTGAAGTTTGCCGAACGCCCGGACCTTATCGGTTTCATCAGTGGATTCATACGCCAGGAACCCTTTCGGCTTCTTGGTGCCATCGCCTGAGGTAAAGGCAATTTCTTCCTGTTCGGCAAATTCGGTTGCCAGCTCGCTGTTGATCCATGCTTCCACGTTGAAAAAGGCATCATCCAGCATTTTCTGGGTGGCCTGCGGGTTACCGTAGATTTCCCCCATGAAAGGTTCAATCAGGCCCAGTTTTGAGGTGGCAGTCTGGGAGCGCGCGTCAGTCTCGCCAACCCATCCGGAAGCCGTGCCGCCCAGATTCACCAGTTTTTTGTAGTCGGAACCACCAATGGTGATCACCGTGGCTTCCTGACGCATCACCACTTCATCTTTCAGCAAGGTCAGAATGTTGCGATCCAGCGCTTCCGGCACGGCATAGCCGCCGTCTTCATCGGTGCCCACCTGTAATGCCTTGCGCTCCAGATCGCGCAGACCATCTTCACGGCCTTTACGCAGGAAGCCCACAAACGCTTCTTTATGCTCGGTGGTCAGTTTATTTTGCGCACCACCTGCCGGACGTTTCAGCTCAAGCAGCTCTTTTTCAAGATCGCTTTTGAGGTTTTCCAGCTCGCTGAGTTTTCCGTTCAGGGTTTCCACCTGCCCGGCAAGCTTGCCTTTTTCCTGCTCAATCGCATCCACGCGCTTGTCGTTCTTTGCTTTGAAGTCGTCAAACTTCTGCTGCAGCTCCTGCGCGACCTGTTCGACATCTTTAATATCAACCGCCATCGTATTTCTCCTGATTAGAAGTTCAGATTTTTCAGTGCATTCAGTGCAGAGCCCACATCCTCAGCGTCGCGCAGGGACAGTGCGCCATAGCCCCCGGCCATGAATGCTTTGGCCTGGGTACGGGAGAGTCCGACATCACGCAGGACTCTTTCGATTTTTTTCTGTTCGGGGATTTCCCCGCGGGCCAGCGCGTTCTTGACGTCGCTGATCCGCGCCTCGTCGTTAGACGGAAACGTCACCAGACTGACTTCCCAGAGGTCGATTTCTTTCAGCAGAAAGGCTTCTTTGCTCCGGTCGTATTCCCAGTCTTTCAGGACGTACCCAATAGAAAGGCCGGTTAACGAACCGGCCTTCATATGTGCATGTGCGCGTTTTGCCAGGGGATCATCATCAATAAGCAACCGACCCCTGACATAAAGCCCGACATCGTCTTCCTTCATTTCGGTGTAAACACCGATGGGCTCATCCATGCGGTGCTGCCAGAGCAGCGCAGGTAACGCTTTTCTGTCACTCCACGCCCGCAGGGAAGCAGCAAATGCCCCGGACATCACCACATCATCGTGGCTGTCCTTTACACCAAAGACGGAGCCATACCCTTCAAACTCACCGGAGTCACTGACAGATTTCAGACTCAGCGGTACATCAAGACGTTGTTTCGTCTGCATTGGCGTTATCCTTCTGCTTACCGGCTTTACTGCCATCGGAGGGTTTCGTGGTCATGTTCATCGGGGTGAGATAGACATCACCACCGGGACGCGGATTCATATCTTCCAGGTCGCGGCAGTCATTAGGAGAGTAAATTCCCCAGTTGATCCCGGTGGCGTAGGCTTCAAAACGGGACTTCATATCCCCGCGCAGTAACGCCCCGGCGTTAAATTTGGCGTAATAAACGCCCTGCTTACTTTTTCGTACCAGTCCGGTGTTGATCCGCTGCTCAATGCGGGTCAGATACGGCACCAGTGAATAGTTGATAAATCCCAGCCCCAGCTCTTCGATATTGTTGAAGGTGGCGCGATCGGTGTTCTGCACCATGTGCAATGGCACCCGGAACAGACGACAGATTTCTTCAAGCTGAAACTTGCGGGTTTCCAGAAACTGGCTGTCCTCGGCGTTCAGCGCCATCGACTTCCAGTCCAGCCCCATCTCAAGGATCATCGGGCGGTGAGCATTGCCAAGCCCGGTGTGACGCTCCTCAAAATCTTTCTTCAGGCGCTCATAAGCCTGATCCGACAGCGTCTGCTCTGTACGCAACACACCGGACGTCACCGCACCATTGCTGAACAGTCTGGCCCCGTGCTCTTCGGTCGCAGCTGCCAGCGATATTGCCTCGCGGGCATAGGCGATGGGATTCAGTCCCACCAGACCGTCCAGCGTCAGCGTGCGCACATGCCAGATATCTTCCTGGCTCAGTACATCCGTGGAGCCGTCCGGGAATGTGACCTGATAGACCGGCTCCCAGCTACTGTTAAGCTTCGGTACCACACAACCGGGATCGACGGGCAGCAGTTCAGCCACTTCGCCAAATGCTTTCACTTTGTAGGCGTAAAAGTTGCCCCGCAGGCACAGACAGGTGACCACCAGCTCCCAGAACTCCTGCGGCGTCATATAGCCATTGGGATGCGTGGAGATCAGCTTATGCAGACGTTCGCCGGTGGCTCTCTGTTTCAGGCTGCCGTTCAGGTGATACAGATTGCAGGGCAACATCCCGACCGACTCTGCCAGCACCCTGACGCAGGAAAAAACCGCCGTCAGTCGCATGGCCCGCTGGCTGCTGATCTGCTTTCCGGTATAGGTGTCGTAGGACAACCCGATGGCATCCGCCAGCTCTGCTGGCGTGGTCACCGGTGCGTCACTTTTTCGTTGAAATAATCCCGAAAAGAACACTATTTACCTCCACCAACAGACAGCTGTGTACGGTCGAGATATCGCGCCACCAGCCACGACCAGAACAGGCACAACGCCCCGGCAACAACAAACCCCGCCGGGGGATAAATCAGCCAGGCACCATACGCCAGCAAAAGCGCCCCCAGCACGCCTACCAGAGGCGCGAGAATCAGCATGATCATAATTACCTCAGTTAAAGCGAGCGGATCCCGTAGGACTCAATGTGGTCAGACAGCGTGTCTTCTTTCTCGTACAGCATGGCTCTGCCAACCGCCATAATCAGCGCAACTGCACCATCGATTTTGTTTTCCGCCTGCTCTTTGACGGGCTTCACCACATCATCGTTACCCGGAATGGTTTTGCCGACCACGTTGCCGATACACCAGGTCATGATGGGATTGCCATCATGATGAAAGCGCCCCGATTCAATCGCCGCTTCCAGCTCTTTCATCGGATCGGACATGTTGGTGTAGTTCTGAATGATGGTGACGGGGTTCAGGTCTTCATCAGCAAGGTCATGTGACAGCCCGGTCGCCCCGAAGGGGTCGATGGGTGACTCACTGACCGGGCTGATTTTGTTCGCCGCTTTGGCCTCTTCGAGGATGTAGCGATAATCCACCTCCGCACCATCGGTAACGGTCAGAACGCCCATTTCCACCCATTTCTGAAAGCGTTCGGCTGTCCGGCGATCTTCATTTTTCTCGACGCTGTACACCGTGTCATACGGTACCCAGAAACGCGGGGCCACACTGTAGTAATGCGTTTTACCGTCAATCTCGCGGGTATAAAGTCGCGCCATGCTGTTCATATCCAGCTTACGCGCCAGGTCAAAGGCCAGAATGCACGGCTGCCCCTCGAACTGCTCAAGGGTCAGTGATTTATCCTCGCAGCTCTGCCAGCTCACCAGGTTGAAATACGCCGAACGCGCCGACACCCAGATATTGAGGTGTTTTGTTTTAAAGACGTTTGCCAGACGGGCGTTATTTTTCGCACGCTGCTGCTGACTTAACAAAAATTCGCGATAAACCGACACGCCAATATTTGGATTGGCTTTTTCCAGCACCTGCGGGTCGGTCCAGTCGTCACCTTCATCAACGGTATAGATGATCCCGAACAGTTCATCGTTTGGCACCGAGCCGTTGAGCATCTCGATGACTTCCCGCCGTTTGTCGTAGCACGGCCCCTCAATGTTGTACCCGGCGGTGGTAATGGCCCACATCAGTGGCTGGCGTCGCGCCCCCATCCCGGTAAGCATCGTGGTGTAAAGCGCATCTGTGGCGTGCTCGTGATATTCATCCACCACGGCACAGTGGGGTGATGAACCATCACCGGGGTTACCGATCAGCGGTTCAAACCGCGCACCATCCTCCGGACGGTTCATGTTTGAGGCGTTAACCTCAATCCCGAACGCTTCCGTCAGCATGGGTGTGCGTTTACACATCAGTCGTGCCGGACGAAAGACTTCCCACGCCTGTTTCTCCGTCGTGGCACCGGAATACACTTCCGCGCCGAACTCGTTATCACAGGCAAAACAATACAGGGCAACACCGGCAGAGATTGCCGATTTGCCGTTCTTACGGGGAATTTCGGTATACACCTCCCGGAAGCGGCGCAACCGGGTGCCTTTATTGACCCAGCCAAACGCACAGCAGATCACAAATAGCTGCCACGGCTCCAGCGTGATGGGCATCCGTTTAAATGCCCACTCACCCTTGGTGTGCGGCAACAGCTGAATAAATTTGGCGGCCCGTTCAGCCAGGTCCTTGTCGAAGCGGTAACGAAACGACTTACTTTTTTCCGCCATCAGGTCATCAAGATGGCGCTGGCAGGCCTGAATCACAAACTGGCAGGCAATAATCTTTCCGCGCACGACATCCCGGGCATACTGATTTGCAGCATTTACGTTGGGGTAAGATTTCCGGCTCATGATTCGATAATTTTCAGAAACGGGTTAGTGGCTTTCTTCTTCCCCGCCAGGCCAATCAGACGCTGGCGGCTGCTGGGGTCGAGTCCGAGCATTGCCCCCGTACTGCTCATCTCGGACTCCTGTTCTTTTTTGGCGGTCAGCTCCGGATTTTTGACCATACCGCCCATTGCACCGGTGATGGTGTTGCCCTGTCTGGCAATATTTTTCACGGCACGTCGCCAGAACTCGTAGGCCACGCACCACCGCTCAAGCACCACGAGGTCAGTCACGCACAGCAGGCCCTGACCGCAGAGTTCTTTGGTTGTCAGTTGCCACATGATCGTGGCGAGAGGGAGATCTTCTTCAGCGAACCACTCCGGTGGCTCAACACCTTTGATGGGCGTAAAAACAGGTTCATCTTTATTCAGGGCTCGCTTGCCGGGGTTTCCGGCCAGCGCCTTGCGCGCCGTTGGCTTGGGGCGACGCCCGGAACGCCCCGCCGTTCCAGCCATATGCGGCACTCCTGGTTAAATTTCATTTTTCGCGGGTATAAAAAAACGATGGGGCGGGCAGTCCGGAAGGCGCGCGGTCGCAGAGATTTGACCTCCCCCTCCCCAGTCTGATGATGACATTAATTATCACTTGAGCCGCTCACGCGCGGTCTTCGCTGCGTGACACGACCAGCACAGGCTTTCAAGGTTGCTGTCTTCATCAGTACCGCCGTGGGCCTTCGCCTTGATGTGGTCCACGCAGGACGCCTGCTTCACTATCGCCTGCCGTAGATGGTTCTGACACAGCCCTTTGTCGCGCTTAAGTATCCGCTCCCGGATGACTTCCCACTTTGTTCCGTATCCTCGCTGCTGCCGTGATTGACCAGGCTTGTAGGACTTCCAGCCTTCACCTTTGTGATTTTCACAGTAGCCAGATGGGTCTGTTGTGGTGTTGCGACAGCCGCGAACACGGCAAGCCTTTGGTGTGCGCGGTGGCATATTCACTCCCTAAAAAACGTATAGCATTATCGCAGACACTTAATGAATGCCTGCTGAATGCCACTAATCGTCGAGTTGCAATACACCGTGCTCAAGTGACTCTGAGTAAGCGATCAGCCCTGTGTATTCAGGGATAATCTCGCCATCATCCGCTTCGAATTCCGGGATTGTACCAGTGGTGATGGTGTATTGGGGCTGACCATCTTCTTTCGCGAATGCTGCTAGGTCTTCAATCTGCTTAGCTGTAAGAACTACTGTCATGCTCATACCTCAGTTGTTAAAAAGCCCCGCTATTGCGAGGCTATGATTGACTAAAGTGATGCTGTCAGGTGTGGGTCCAAATGAATTTAACAATCCCAATAATGCTAGCCAGAACGCCAAAACCAAAAATAAATTGACCACATACCCCTATGATTCCCGATGCAATGGCACCGGCATTTGTCTGAGCATTTTCGTTTATGCTCGCCCCCACTAGATACATAATCAAACCAACTATGAGAGATGCGATAATCCAATGTTCCACTGCTAATACAATTACAATGCTCAAAATATCTGCTAAACCATCACTATGACCACTCACTGCATATCCTTGCTTTGACATTTGAAAAATTCATCACTGGATTATAATTGTTTACACCCTTCATAGTCGTTCGAATATGATAAAAAATCAATTGTGGGGGATAGCGTTATTTGACTCTCTCAACGAGTCGTAAATACGTTCACACGTCATCCCGGCGGTGTAGCGTTCGTCAGCGATTCCAGCATAACGTTTAGCTTCTGCTGCAATATCTCCGAGCATGTCGGCGAACATTCCGGCGTCGGCGTCGGTTGTTTTGCTTCGGACGGCAGCGGCAAGATCAGCGGTGTGCTTTGCGGCGTCCAGGCGTGCGGCAAGCTTTGTTGCTTCGGTACGCAACTGGCTAACAGTGGCAGACAGGCCAGCAGCAGTGGCAGCAGATTTAGCGGCTTGTGCTTGTGCATCTTTTACAGCCTCATCACGGGCAATTATGCGCCCTTGTTCAATCCAGCGTGCGGCAGTCTGCGCGTTCGCTTCCTGTGAAGATTCCATGCTATTGTGGTCAGCCCACTTCTTTTGCCAGCCCCGCTCACTCCAGATGTTCCCGACAAGAAATGCACCAGCCAACATCAGCAAAACAATGATTGTTTTCCACCGCGCCTGAACAAAAGCAAAGACCGCTGTCATACCAGCAACGCCGCCCGCGCTTTGTTATAACGACTATTTCTGTCAGCCAGTCCATTCTGGCCACCGTTGATGATCTGCGTTACACGGACAACATCACCTGAATACATCAGACAACCACGTAATGTGAAATACCATGCAGCAGAACGGGCTGCATGTTTCTCCTGTGTCAGCAACTCTGGTGTGCTGATCAGATCCAACTTCAGCGCCGCACCGCATTTGGCGTAGTTCTCGCGGCCGGTGATTTGAAGCAGGCCACGACCGCGATATTTCCAGCCGTCACCCTGGCTGTTATTCCCCATGCGGTCACCATAAACCAGATTGGCTATTTGCGGCTGGTGGGCTACCTGCTTACCATCGACACGCCCCAGCATTTCACACTGATAAGGCGTCAGGCGTTTACTAAAGGTTTTCTTCAGCCCGTCTACCGAGTAGTTGAAGCTTTCCACCAGCGAGGTAAAACCAGCAGATTCATGCCCAACTTGTGCAATGAACATGGCCTGATCGTTAACTGCTGTGATTCCAAACTCTTTCATTGCAGCATCAATGTGCGGAAACCAGCGTGCAGCCAGCCCGGCGCTAATACCAGCCGCCTTTTGAAATAATTGTTGGTTCATTAGTGCCTCAGATGATCAACCAGACGTGCAACGTTGCCTCTTACGGCCACCAGCACGGAAAGAAAAATAGTGTTCGCCACGATAATGGGCCATGAGGAATGGGGATAAATCCCACAGAGATAGGCCAACGGAACAGCACTGTATGTAACAGTAATCAGCCAGGCTAAACGTGAAACCCAAGGACGATGCCGCGAATCACCACGACGATAAAACATCAGAGTAATAACAACACAAGCACATAACAGCGCATTTATAGTTGCTGTCGGGTCATTTAGCTCCACCTGAACCTCCCCGGCGCGTTATGAGCGCCACCAGCGAGCCGATATCCTGATTATTCAGGAACGTCAGGATTTTAACGGCTAAAGCAGAGACGATTACGGCACCAATAGCATCCAGAGGTTTATCACTGTATCCGGTCAAGTGCGCCAGCTTGGAGCCAACCAACCCAGAGCAAAGGATCCCGGCAATATACGACACGATAAAATATGCCAGTCGGCGCGATGCGCTCAGATCCGCTGCTGTTGCTATGTAGAATACAGCCCCTGCAAATGCGCCAAATACAACGCCGTAATCAGTTCCGGTCAGCAGTCCATAAACACTGGCACCCGTCAGGGCACCACCAGCCAGCCCAGTACCGGAAATCGGATCGGACATTTAGCCCCCTCTTAATTGCTGTTGGTCCTCTCAGAACGAGGGGAAACAAAAAAGGCCGCATTAAGGCGGCCTTGGTAAGGTATAGTTTTTTTAAGATAAACTTTGATTGATATACTCATGACACCCAAAAATAAAGGCGTTTTGTGCATCAATAAATGACTTTTTTTCTTCCGGAGTAAAATACCCTTTTGTAAAACATACTTTTAGCGCTTTTTGAAGATCTGCCGTCAGGGTTATCAACTTACAACCTTCCTCATCAGGCCTTATTAATAGAAGTAATTTATTTTTACTTATTTCAGCGGCCTTTATTGGAACTTGAATCTCCTCAGGGAAAACACCCTTAGCCAATATATCCATATTCTTATTTCCGACCAGATGCCATTGCTCAAATGTGCTGGCCAACATAATTACGTCTGTCACATGCTCAGCGCCAGCAAAACGTATTTGTTGCGCCAATTCTTTATTAGTATTCAAGTGAGCCTGTAATGTGGCTAAGGCAAAATTTTCTTTGATTGCCCTGTATGCAACCCAACCAGTTATTCCTGCGGCAATAACGCCTGCAAGAGCAGTAATGAGTGTTTCAAAAGGAAAGGAAGAACTGATTTCAATTGGCGGTAATTTTTCTATTACCAAGGTCAACTCGCCAGTAGTTTTTTCGAAAGCGTACGGTACGTTTTGCCAAGTCATGAAGCCTCCTGAGTTTCAGAGGAATCATAACAAAAAAACCCGCTCAATGGCGGGCTCTTAATGTTGTGTTGCTCAGTTCGCTTTAACGTCCCGAGCCTACCACAATTTAAGCACTTTCTTGCTCACTCTGCAACTTAAATCTGTCGCTATTTGTGCCGAATGCGTCACAAACTGGAGCGTACAGGATCGATTCTGCAAGACTTAGCCAAGTGTCAATGCGTCGACGACAGGTGATCAGCGGCCAGTCAGGATGTTTAGCCTGCAGTTCATTGGCCATCTGCAACTTGCTCTTACGAAGACGATACCGGTCAACAATCACGCTATAGAGCGATCGGTAGTCATCATTCATCAGTACTGAAGCAATGACACCGTCCACTAACAACCCTTCTTCATCTGAACAGAACGCCAGGCCGCTTTTATTTTTGCTGTTGAGAATTTCACGCAGGTACGCTTCAAGTTCAGGCTTGGTGATACCCGCTATCTTCATCCGGCGTAGCGCTTCATTGATAGCTGTCTTGGTGATTTTCCCGGATGCCAGAAGCTGGTTAAACATGTTTCCACCACTACCACCGCCGATATAAGACCAGCGGCCCCACATGCGCAACTTGCCTTGTATCCAGATACTTTCCAGAGTACGAAGGCGAACCATTTCACCTGATTTGCCAACTTCAGAAGGATTAATCATTTAGCATTCTCCACTTACGCCAGTACGCCTATTGCCAGCGCACGATCGATAAAACGAAATATCAGCTCCAGCTGGGAGCCATACTTCTCTTCAAATGCCACGGTATCCGCATGCAGCTCGTCGTGATGCTTTCTGCACAAAGGCAACACAAAGAGGTCATGCGCTTTTGTACCCATTCCACCCTGACCGTGACCTATCAGGTGGTGGGGATCATCAGCAGGCTTTCCACAACATGCACACGGCTGTGTCTTAACCCAGCGCGTGTACTTTTCATTAACCCAGCGGCGACGTTTGGGGCGTAACATAAAAGACTCCGGCGACTCCGGATCCACTTTCAGCGCCAGCACCTTTTTCGCCTTATCCTGGATGATGCTGGTGGCAGGAACCGAAGGCACAAGGTCACTTTCCCGGGTGACAGACTGCACAACAGGCTTCGGTAATCTCAGTGCCTTACGGGCTGCACTTTCCGGTAAGGCATCTGCCAGATCATTACGAATCAGCCACCAGCACAGTTCCGGCATTGTCACAACGTGACTATCATCAAAACCGAGATCCCGACGCACAACAGACAACACCCAGCGGGCACAGTTATCCGTTGCCATTGATTCCAGCCGTTCCGTGAACTGATCGCGCAGCTGGTTATCGCAGTGCCAGCACAGACGGATTGCGCCCGGAGCGTGTCGCATTGTGGTCATGTTCTCGCTGTGCCAGTCGGAATGAGGCCACTGGCAGCCTTTTTCACGAAGTAACCAGCTTTCAAGACATTCCACGCCACCAGCACGACGGATCACTGCCTCATTGCGGAACACGGCCCGAACGGCAGGAGCATCCGCCAGCGGTTGTGATGCCGCCGGAACAGCACCACTGGCGAAAGATGAATAACGTTCCGGCTCAGGCTCCAGCAGGACACGCCCTGCATAAACAAGGGCATCAGCTCTGAACCTGGCCTGAACAATACGATCCCCATACGCGGGGCAATTTCAGGGGTCAGTAGTGCTCTCACGGTCACCTCAATGAACGGTATCGAGCAGCTTTAACAGCTCAGGGAATCGGGATTCGAAGAAATGCGGCTGCGTCTCGCGCGGATTTGCGGGACTGGTGATGTTCTTGCCGAACATGCAGCCTTTCGCTGTCAGCGACCAGAATTTTTTGATGTTGTTAATCGCGGTACGGCTGTATCGTTCGCGCTGCTCGACGATCCCCAGCTTCACCATCTGGTGATATGCCTGATTAGCCGTCAGGCGGATACCATACTGTTTCAGCAGTGCACTCAGTGACAGCGTGGGGCGGCTTGAACCATCAGGCGCGTCAGCAGGAGCATCAATGGCATAGCGCGGTGCCAGATTCGGTAAGCCAACAGCCTCCTGGAGTTTCTGACAGGCACCAAGCACTGAAGAGTTAGACAGGTTTAATTCCCGGCGCATAAAGTCCAGCAGAATCACACCAGCCTGCATCTTGTCAGCAGCCTGTCCGGATAATTTTTCCGGTGCGCTGGTTACCATGTCGAAAGTACGGATCACCTTCAGATGGAATGACGGGCTGATCCACATTGCATAGGCATACACCAGTTCCTTGCAGACATAAGTTCCCCGTTCATTTCCCCCATGAATCACACTCACCGGGTCAACACCCAAATTCTGGGTGTTGGTCAATTCATGAACAAGTTCAACAGTTTGTTGGCTGGAAAGAAACTTTCCTGGCTCCTTGGTTCTGGCATTTGCACCAGATGCTACTGCTGCGCGATGCAGATCGTTCAGGCTGTAACGCCCATAAGCATCACGACGAACTTCAATACCATCAATGACCATCAGATTATTCATACTTCGTTTCTCCTCTTAATCAGGCGGCTGCACCCGCCGTTTTCTCGTACTTACTGATAGTGATCTCGACCTTCCCTCCCGGGATAACCGGTCCCCACTCCACCAGCATTCTTTTCACCTGGCTGTCGTCTTCCCACACACCCGCGTGGGTCAGAACGTCAAACAGCGCCTTGTTATAGTTGTCCAGATCGCGGATCCTGTTATCCGGAGGAAACAACACGATCTCCACTGAAGCAGGTGCCGACGTTGGTTTCGGCAGACGACGTAACTGTTCAACTATTGCTGCGCACGCCGCGCTCTGAAATTTTCGCCCCGCCGCGCTTATCAGGCTCTTACCTGCAAATGCCCCTTTGTTGGGGTGTCGCCAATACGTGTTCACGCTGGGCGGGAAAGGCAAGATCAGCTTCATACTTTCAGGCCCCTCTCATGTAACCAGTGGGCTGCACGCAGCCTGGCGTTTTCCTCACCGGCAAGCAGTGCGCGGATAATCCCGACCGCCTCACTGTCGTCGTCCTTCACCGCGGTATGAAGCGTTATCCCCCGGGCCACGCCACGCTTTATCGTGATGACGCCTTTTTTCTCCAGTGCGCGAAGATGCTCCACCGCTGCATTCACCGAACGGTATCCCAGCATGGTTGCCACCTCCTGATTGGTTGGCGGGAAGCCACGTTCTTTCTGGTAAGAAATCAGCATATCCAGCACCTGCTGCTGGCATTGAGTTAACGTCGTCATGCCGCCATCTCCCTGACCAGTTTTTCCGCCTGCTGGCGAACCTGCGCCAGAAAGGCCTCACCACATGCCTCAAGTTCATCGCGCCCGATGTAGCTGATTGCCGGTCCCTTCCAGGTCTTGTCGAAAACAGCAATAGCACCAGCGAAGAACGCTCCTGTAGGCACCTGCTTCTCATCCTTCGGGATAAACCAGGCAGGCAGTTCAAAACCAATACGCCCGCGAATAAAAGCAATATGGTCTGCATCTTCCGGCCACCAAACTTCGCTGGTGGCAGCTTTGATCAGGAAAACATAGCGCCCGCCTTTATCACGCATGGCACTGGCATGTTTCATGATGTAACGCATGCCGGTGATGTATTGCCCCTCATGCTGACTGGCGCGGCTGTACGGGGGATTACCAAAGGCAGCACCTTTAAGCTCCGCAAGACGTTCAGACCAGTCATGCGCCAGCGCGTTGTCTTCCGCAGTGTAATAAGCGGCACATTTGGCGTTATCACCATCAGTGAACAGATCCAGAACAAACGGGCCAAACAGGGTGTTAATTCCCCAGAAAATGTTGTCCGGCGTGCGCCACTGATCGCCCACTTCCTTCAGTTCATGGGCTGGTTTGTTCCGCAGCTCCACCAGCGCCTGGCAATATTTATTACTCATTAAGCCCCCACGTAATTCCCTGACAGATACCACTCTTCACCCGATGCAGCGCGCTTGCTGCTTTTCTGTAAGCACTGCTCACGACGCGCCAAAAAATTGTTTCGTTCTGGCTGGGAGTGGCTTTCACGGAATGCCGCCATCCACACCGTTGCAGCACGACGGTATAGGCCCCTGGACTCCAGTTCTTCAGCCTGGCTGGTCAGGCACAAAATCACCCGGGGGTCGTTAGTGCCGACATAGAAATTGCGCACAGGTCTGGTTTCACGAACTTGTTGTGGTTCCGGCTCCTGCGCTCTCTCAGTCAGGCGCGGGAAATGTCTGCGTGTATCCCCTTCACAACGGTGAGCCACACGCCCACTCTGACGTAACTTGCTTGCTGACTGCAGAACGCGCTGCCGTGAGTAACCAGCAAAAGCATCTGCAATGTCTCCGGAAGTACACCCCGGATGGGCTTCAATGAATTTCTGAACGTCATTCAAAAGACTCATGATCACCCCCTGAATCCTGCCGGGATCTGGCTGTAGTCCACATTGTCGTAACTGGCTTTGAAGTACGGGTCTTCGCATTTTTCTGTGTGCGTGCTGACGGACGGCGATAAGCGCAGGGAAAGCTCATCCCATTTTTCCCGCAGCTTCGACGGGCTGAGCACGTTACGGCACCAGAACGGATCGCGGCTGACGCGGCTGTACATCTCGCAGATTTGTTTGTGAGTACGACCATCCTGCACACACATCAGGCGAATTTCGTTTGCCCAGGCTGTCCAGTTCGGTTCTTTGGGACGAACCACCTCGCCGTCACATTCGGCAGCCTGCTCGTACAGGGCGATGATTTTTTTCCAGAACCACTGTGCGCAGGTCAAATCATCCTGCGTTCCCCACTGGCGCTTTTTAGGGCTGAATACAACCGCATCAGGATGGCGAGTTAAAAAATCCTGTTCATCCGTCTGCGTGTCCGGTTGCGAAGCGTCCGGACGAGAAGGTTTTTTATCTGACGGATCATGTTTTGATTTTACTGACGGATCCCCGCCAGATTCTGACGGGTGAAAACCCGCTTTTTTGCCAGATTTCGACGCATCAAATTTTGACGGGTCAGATTTTGATGCGTCAGATTTTGACGGGTCAGAATCTGACAGTTGAGAAAATGCCGCTGCCTGAAGCTTCGCAACGTTAAGCTGATAAACATTCGACGCATTGCGGTTACCCTGGCGACGCGCCTTACGCGTTAACCAGCCTTCTGCTTCCAGCCGTGCGATAGCCGTTCTGACGGTACTCATCCCCGCGCCAATCTGACGGGCAATGGTTTCAATTGATGGCCAGCACACACCTTCGTCATTACTGAAATCAGCCAGGCGGGCCATAATTGCCACGCTGGATAATTTCATGCCTGACGCTGCGCAACCATCCCATACATAGCCGGTTAATTTAGTGCTCATGACCGACCTCTATTTCCCTGAATTTACGACGAAACTGTTCGAGCGGACTGAAGCACTCATGCTCATAGCCTTCGCGGAGGTAGATAACCCGTTGTGTTTCCGGTTCCCAACGAATGACTCTGACGGGCACTCCGTAGTGATCTTTGAACCAGCGGTTAACTTGTCGCAAAGGACTGTCTCCTTCTGCCGGTTGAAATCACCCACAGCCCACTCTGCAAAGCTGTGGGTTACAATTTCCCTGTCACCTGGTACATTTACTGCATAGCAATACTCCACCTTCGCTTTTCCACCCGGTACAGGAAGCGCAATCAGTTGCGAGCGACGGTAGTGTGTTGTTAAACTGTTCATGCGTTAGTTTCTCCACAGTCACGACACGCCACGGCGCCCGGAGCTGCACACTCGCGGGCGTCACTACTTTCTGAAACGCAAAAGATTTTGTAGACCAGAGCTGCATGCTCCTGCAGCTTCGAAATTGAGAGGTACAGCTCATCGTTAATTGCTGTCTTCTCATGCGGTTCCACTACACCGTCTTCAATTGCTGAACGAATCTGTTTTGAATAACTGCCGATCTGTTCAATGACTTCCAGCAGGCGTTGGTTGATATCGGCGTTGTCCACATCCTCGACATCAGGAAGAGACACAAAGACGCCATTTGCAGACTGCGCCACAGCGTCAGCAATGAAGTGAGTTCCACCAGCACGTTGCAAAATCATTGCCCATCCCAGCGGGAAAATCTGATCGCCATCGGCACGAAGGCGGTTAAATAATGCGTGCTCTGTTACATCCAGCCAGTCAGCAGCTTCAGCGTACCCCCCCGGCAACGCTGCGATAGTTTTTCTGACAGCTTTCACGTACCACTCAGGCTGTTTTTCTACTTTCCAGTGATGCTTACCCACGGTTAGCCTCATCGTTCTGTGGTTAAAAATTGAAAGTGTTCTGCTAATCTTTCGGATAGATATCCGGTCTTAAGTCAGATTTCGTAATTGCACCTGACGTGCATTGCTCAAGTTTTTTAGCCAGCACAAAACTGGCTTTTTTATAGCCATTGAAAACCAGCCGTAAGTAGCCAGGTGTTGAGCCAACTTTTCCGGCCAACTCGCCCTGCTGTTCTTTGGTTAAAGAGTCCCAATACGCTTTCATACAATATGTACCTCCAGTGTACATATTACATGATTAAAATGAACCTTCAAGATACTTGTACCTTAACGGTACAAGGGTTTTAATTTCGTTATGAAAACAATCCATGACATCCGGCGGTCTAACGCCAGAAAACTGAGAGATGGTGTTGGCGGGAATTCTTCCTTTGCCACTATGATTGATCGCGAGCCAACCCAGACCAGCAGGTTTATGGGAGATGGTGCTACTAAAAATATCGGTGACAGCATGGCACGACACATCGAAAAATGTTTCGACCTGCCTGTTGGATGGCTCGATCAAGAACACCAGACAACGAACATCACAAAAAAACCTGATGTTTCAATCACTAATAAACAAATCACATTAGTCCCTGTCATATCATGGGTACAGGCCGGAGCATGGAAAGAAGTTGGATATTCTGAGGTTGATTTGAGCACAGCAGAAACGTATCCCTGCCCTGTACCCTGTGGGGAAATGACTTATATCTTGCGGGTGATAGGTGATTCAATGATTGATGAGTACCGCCCGGGAGACATGATTTTTGTCGATCCTGAAGTACCAGCCTGCCACGGTGACGACGTTATTGCATTGATGCACGATACAGGTGAAACCACCTTCAAAAGGTTGATAGAAGATGGGACACAGCGTTATCTCAAAGCGTTAAACCCAAACTGGCCTGAGCCTTACATTAAGATCAACGGTAATTGCTCTATAATTGGAACTGTGATTTTCTCAGGAAAACCAAGAAGATACAAAATCAAAGCCTAATCAATGTTTATGAACCTGCTTCGGCAGGTTTTTTTATACTTGACAATGTACCCATGAGATACATAATGTACCCAAGAGAAACAACGAACAGGCAGGACGCCCACGAAGTAGCCGCCTGGGGCATATAAAGTCTAGGGTGATTCGTTAGCAACAAAAAAGCGCCCTACAGGACGCTTAGCTCTTTAACAATCTGGTCCCCATCAACAAGTAACTGATAACTTGAGGAGGTGTGAAATGCACAAAACAGAACCCACAATCGTCGCGCCCGGATACACAAATGAGGAAATTTACGAGTGGATGGCAAAGAAGCTGGCAGCTATAAACCAGCTTCGTGAAGTGCTGTCTTATCGACAGGAAACAATAGACTCCTTAAAAAAACTGGATCAGGAAATCACGGTTTTATCACAGGATGTTACTTTAGATATTGTGCAGACAAATTAGGATCCCATTCATTTTCGTCAAAATCATCAAAGTGATGAATTTGTGATCTCCAGTCTCGATAATCTAAAAATTTCTGGGCGGTTACGCTTATTTTATCAAGTGTGAGTTCATCCTGAATTGAAAGAAGAAGTTCATCAAATTTCATCTCATTAATCTGTTTTGGCATCCAGTGATGCTTCATCAGAATAAGGTGAACCAGAGCCTTTTTCCCATTCAACTGATTATAGGGAGTGCCGAATTTCTTCCGGTGCTCATGTAAGACAAGGTCCAGAAGAGTAAGTAATGTTGCCCTTGATTCCACTTTGCTTATTTCGACTGATGACACTACCCCACTGATTTCAATGCCCCGATACTTTCCAACATTTTCACAGTGGGATTTGTACAGCGTGTAGATATTACCGGACATTTCTTTTCCTTTTGCGTTGTTGGGGATAACCAGATTAACCGAATCCTTGTTGTTGGGGAATAACCAGGTCCACCTCGCCTGATGTGGCTAAAAGCAGGCACATAACAGCTAAGTATTTTTAACCAGAGAGAATCCTTAGCGTTGTGGTGAATGCGGCTCAGCGCACGCGGGTTAAGGTTGAGGCTGACAGTCGACCTTCTGTGGATACCCACCCGTCTGGTGTGCAACCTTCGCCAGGCACCGGGAGGCACCCGGCACCACAACTTTATGCTGTGTGTAGTCCTGGAGGTACCAGTTTGTACCCTTGCTTCCGGCTGGTACCGTCCTTTTTACAAAACAGAGAAGAGCATCACCGGACGACGGGCTCATAACCCAATCCATCCGGGCGGCTGCCACCGCAGGTGTTCTTCTCTGTTTTGTGGAGAAACTAATCGGCCTTGCAGGGTCGATATGATGAGGAGCAGCAAAATGGCTAGCGAACGCAGTACTGATGTGCAGGCATTTATCGGGGAGCTGGACGGCGGCGTATTTGAAACCAAAATCGGCGCAGTTCTCAGTGAAGTCGCTTCCGGTGTGATGAACACGAAAACCAAAGGTAAGGTCTCACTCAACCTGGAAATCGAACCATTTGATGAGAACCGTGTGAAAATCAAACACAAACTCTCATATGTTCGCCCGACTAACCGCGGGAAAATTTCCGAAGAAGACACCACCGAAACGCCGATGTATGTCAATCGCGGTGGTCGCCTGACTATTCTGCAGGAAGACCAGGGACAGTTACTGACTCTTGCCGGTGAACCTGACGGAAAACTCCGCGCAGCAGGTCGTTAATATCGTTTTTAATTAACTGATTATTTATCTCATCACTGAATATCTTTATATAGTGAGGACTTATTATGTCTCAGAACTTAGACGCAACCGCAATTAATCAAATCCATGCCCTTATTTCTGCTCAGGGTGTTAATGAAATTATCAGTAAGATTGGTGCCGATGCTGTGGCATTGCCTGAGAATTTCCGCATTCATGATCTGGAAAAATTTAATTTAAATCGCTTCCGTTTCCGTGGTGCGCTTTCCACTGCCAGCATCGATGACTTTACCCGTTATTCTAAAGATCTTGCAGATGAAGGCACCCGCTGCTTTATCGATGCTGATAATATGCGTGCCGTCAGTGTGCTTAACCTGGGTACTATTGATGAACCAGGTCACGCAGATAACACCGCCACACTCAAACTGAAAAAGACAGCACCGTTCTCTGCTCTGTTGTCTGTTAACGGCGAGCGTAACTCCCAGAAGTCACTGGCAGAATGGATTGAAGACTGGGCCGACTATCTTGTGGGCTTTGATGCTAATGGTGACGCTATTCAGGCAACAAAAGCGGCTGCGGCTGTCCGTAAAATCACGATTGAAGCAAACCAGACCGCTGATTTTGAAGATAATGACTTCAGCGGCAAACGCTCCCTGATGGAGTCTGTCGAAGCGAAGACCAAAGACATTATGCCAGTGGCATTTGAATTTAAATGCGTTCCGTTTGAAGGTCTGAAAGAACGTCCGTTTAAATTACGCCTCAGTATTATCACTGGCGATCGTCCTGTACTGGTTCTGCGCATTATTCAGCTGGAGGCGGTGCAGGAAGAAATGGCTAACGAATTTCGTGATCTGCTTGTTGAGAAATTCAAGGACAGCAAAGTAGAAACCTTTATTGGTACTTTCACCGCCTGATTTCATTACTGCAAATGCCCTTGCGGGGGCATTTATGGAAACGTAATTTACTCAATAATCGCCGGATGGTGAGGGATTCTTTTTACCAGAATTCAGCGCGGTGCAGCGCATATACGTGGAGAACAAAATGTCATTTATTAAAACTTTTTCCGGGAAGCATTTTTATTATGACAGGATAAATAAAGACGACATCGATATTAACGATATCGCGGTTTCCCTTTCAAATATCTGTCGCTTTGCCGGTCATCTTTCGCACTTCTACAGCGTCGCCCAACATGCGGTTCTTTGCAGCCAGTTGGTGCCGCAGGAATTTGCTTTTGAAGCGTTAATGCATGATGCAACAGAAGCGTATTGCCAGGACATTCCCGCACCACTGAAACGCCTTCTTCCTGACTATAAACAAATGGAAGAAAAAATAGACGCCGTAATCCGTGAGAAATACGGGTTACCCCCAGTTATGAGTACGCCCGTGAAATATGCCGATCTCATCATGCTGGCAACCGAACGCCGCGATCTCGGGCTTGATGATGGCTCTTTCTGGCCTGTACTGGAAGGTATCCCGGCAACAGAGATGTTCAACGTGATTCCACTGGCACCGGGCCATGCCTACGGGATGTTTATGGAACGCTTTAACGAGTTATCGGAGTTACGCAAATGCGCATGAATGTTTTCGAAATGGAAGGGTTTCTTCGTGGGAGATGTGTACCGCGAGATCTGAAAGTAAATGAAACAGATGCTGAATACCTGGTGCGTAAATTCGATGCGCTTGAAGCTAAATGTGCAGCACAGGAAAACAAAGTAATACCAGTGTCAACTGAACTGCCACCAGCAAATGAAAGTGTTTTGTTATTCGATGCTAACGGAGAAGGCTGGCTAATTGGCTGGCGTTCTCTCTGGTACACCTGGGGACAAAAAGAAACCGGAGAATGGCAGTGGACATTTCAGGTCGGGGACCTTGAAAACGTCAATATCACTCACTGGGCAGTAATGCCAAAAGCACCGGAGGCTGGAGCATAATGACCACTTTTACCGACAAAGAACTGATTAAAGAAATTAAAGAGCGTATCAGCAGCCTTGACGTGCGAGACGATATTGAGCGCCGTGCTTATGAAATCGCACTCCTATCTCTGGAAGTAGAACCAGATGAACGCGAAACTTATGAATTATTCATGGAAAAGCGTTTCGGTGACTTAGTAGATCGTCGGAGAGCAAAAAACGGCGATAACGAATACATGGCATGGGATATGACTCTCGGTTGGATCGTCTGGCAGCAACGAGCTGGTATCCATTTTTCAACAATGTCACAGCAAGAGGTGAAATAATGGAGCCATACAGCCTCACACTCGATGAGGCCTGTCATTTTCTCAAGATATCCAGACCGACTGCCATTAACTGGATACGCACAGGGCGTCTTCAGGCAACACGCAAAGATCCCACTAAGAATAAATCTCCTTACCTCACAACACGACAAGCCTGCATTGCGGCTCTTCAGTCTCCGCTGCATACTGTCCAGGTGAGCGCGGGTGATGGCATAACAGAGGAAAGAAAATGTCACTCTTCCGCAGAGGTGAAATATGGTACGCCAGTTTCACATTGCCGAACGGTAAAAGATTTAAACAGTCTCTTGGAACAAAGGACAAAAGGCAGGCGACAGAACTCCATGACAAGCTAAAGGCTGAAGCATGGCGGGTCAGCAAACTTGGTGAAATACCTGATATAACGTTCGAGGAAGCGTGTGTCAGGTGGCTTGAAGAGAAAGCACATAAAAAATCACTGGACGATGACAAAAGCCGGATCGGATTCTGGCTTCAACATTTCGCAGGAATGCAACTAAGAGACATTACTGAATCAAAAATTTATTCAGCAATGCAGAAAATGACGAACCGGCGTCATGAGGAAAACTGGAAACTCAGGGCAGAAGCATGCAGAAAAAAAGGGAAACCTGTTCCAGAATACACGCCAAAACCAGCGTCCGTTGCAACGAAGGCTACGCATCTTTCATTTATAAAGGCCCTACTAAGAGCCGCAGAGCGTGAATGGAAAATGCTGGATAAGGCACCAATTATTAAAGTGCCTCAACCAAAGAATAAACGGATCCGCTGGCTGGAGCCCCATGAAGCACAAAGGCTGATTGATGAATGTCCGGAGCCATTAAAGTCTGTTGTTGAATTTGCACTGGCAACAGGCTTAAGACGCTCGAACATCATCAACCTTGAATGGCAACAAATAGATATGCAGCGCCGGGTGGCATGGATAAACCCGGAAGAGAGTAAATCAAACCGCGCAATTGGCGTTGCGCTGAATGATACTGCATGTCGCGTTTTGAAAAAACAAATCGGGAATCATCACCGTTGGGTATTTGTGTACAAGGAAAGCTGTACCAAACCAGACGGAACGAAAGCGCCAACAGTAAGGAAGATGCGGTATGACGCAAACACAGCCTGGAAAGCGGCGCTGAGACGGGCTGGTATTGATGATTTCAGATTTCACGACTTGAGACACACCTGGGCAAGTTGGCTGGTTCAAGCCGGAGTCCCGTTGTCAGTGTTACAGGAAATGGGAGGCTGGGAGTCTATCGAAATGGTTCGTCGATATGCTCACCTTGCACCTAATCACCTTACCGAACACGCACGGCAAATAGACTCGATCCTGAACCCATCGGTCCCAAATTCGTCCCAGTCAAAAAATAAGGAAGGTACTAATGATGTGTAACTTATTGATTTAAATGGTGCCGATAATAGGAGTCGAACCTACGACCTTCGCATTACGAATGCGCTGCTCTACCAACTGAGCTATATCGGCCCTGAAAGGACATGTTCACGAACGTGAATCACGGTGGACAAGGTTAAAACTAACCGGGCGATGCGTCAATGGCCTTGTGAATCAAATGGCTACTTTTGCATCACCCGGTTTTATTTACGCACGAATGGTGTAATCACCAATGCCGATCCACTTGTAAGTGGTCAGTGCTTCCAGCCCCATTGGGCCACGCGCGTGGAGTTTTTGTGTGCTTACCGCCACTTCCGCACCCAGACCAAACTGGCCGCCGTCGGTAAAACGCGTAGAGGCGTTAACGTAAACAGCGGACGAATCCACTTCGTTAACAAAACGCTGGGCGTTGCGCATATCGCGGGTCAAGATCGCATCGGAGTGTTGTGTGCCGTGTTCACGAATATGGGCGATGGCATCGTCAAGATCGCTGACGATTTTGACGTTCAAATCTAATGACAGAAACTCATCGTCATACTCTTCGGCTTTAACAGCAACCACCTTCGCAGGGCCTGTCTGCAACTGCGCCAGTGCAGCTGCATCTGCGTGTAATGTCACGCCGCTTTCCGCCATTTGTTTGCTTAATGCGGGCAGGAAGCTATCGGCGATGTTTTTATTCACCAGCAACGTTTCAACCGTATTACATGTGCTCGGACGCTGAGTTTTCGCGTTGACGATCACTTTTAATGCTTCAGCGATCTCTACACTTTCATCAACGTAAATATGGCATACGCCTATACCACCTGTGATCACCGGGATTGTCGACTGTTCACGGCACAGTTTATGCAAACCAGCGCCACCACGCGGGATCAGCATGTCGATGTATTTATCCATACGCAGCATTTCACTGACCAGCGCACGGTCAGGATTATCAATCGCCTGCACGGCACCCGCCGGTAAGCCGCAGGATTTCAGGGCGTCCTGAATCACCGCCACCGTTGCAGCGTTAGTGCGACACGTTTCTTTGCCACCGCGCAGGATCACCGCATTACCGGTTTTCAGGCACAGCGAAGCGACATCAACCGTCACGTTCGGGCGCGCTTCATAAATCACGCCAATAACCCCCAGCGGTACGCGACGACGCTCAAGACGCAGGCCGCTGTCCAGTACGCTGCCATCGATTACCTGCCCCACCGGATCGGCGAGGTTACACACCTGGCGCACATCATCGGCAATGCCTTTCAGCCGTGCGGGCGTCAGTGCCAGACGGTCAAGCATCGCTTCGCCAAGGCCATTGGCACGCGCGTCAGCAACATCCTGGGCGTTAGCGTTGAGGATGATTTCGCTTTGTGCTTCCAGTTCATCGGCGATTTTTTCCAGCACGCGATTTTTTTCGCGGCTGGAGAGTTGCGCTAATTTATACGAGGCTTGCTTCGCGGCAATGCCCATTTGTTCCAGCAT